GTTTGAAAGTTGATTTGCCAAATACTAATATACCTCCTCAAAATTTCCCTGTTTCAAATATAAATCAATTAGTTGATACGGTTCAAGAATACCATAATCCAAATGTAGCAACTGATAAATATTTCGATCAAAATTTGTTTGAGAATAGAGTAAATGAAGGTAAAAAAGTAGGTCAAAATCCTCAAGAAATATACTCATTAACAGGTAATTATTTAGATTCGCAACAATTTAAACATAATAATATGGTTCCTTTTAACGGGGGTAAAGTAAAAGGAAATACATTTAATGTAAATATAGCTGAGTCAGTTTTAGATAATATGATAGGCAGTGGTTCGCAAGTAATAAAAAAAATAGAACAAGCTCCTTTATTTAAACCAGTAGAGGATATGCAATGGGCATATGGAATGCCTAATCAAAGTGATTTTTACCAATCACGTGTAAATCCAGGAATGAGAAACAATAATGTAAAACCATTCGCAACAGAATATGTGGGTCCAGGTTTAGATCAAGGTTATACTACAAAAGGAAGTGGTGGTTTTAATTCAGGAATGGATGCTCGTGATAAGTGGTTGGATAAAACAGTAGATGAATTAAGAGTAGCAACAAACCCTAAATTAGAATATGAATTGATAAACCATGAAGGTCCTGCTGTGTCGAATATTAAAAGCATGGGTATTATTGGTCGTGTAGAAAAACAAAAACCAGACACATTTTTTATAAATAGTCAAGAACGATGGTTGACAACAACAGGGGCAGAAAAAGGTGAAACATTGAGACCGATCCAAGAAATGGGTGTAGTAAAACGTAATGATATTGTTACTGATTATGCGGGTCCTGCTGGTCCTGCGGATAGAAAATCAGGTTATGCTCCAACATCATTCGAAGCTTCAAAACGTCAGGAAACAACGACATGTGATGTTCCTCATTCAAGTGCTGTAGGTAAAGGTCCAAGTGTAGATGTTGAGAATTATCAGAGAAGTCATACGAATTATGCAAACAATAGGTCAACTATAAAACAACCAGATACTTTAAGAAGCGGTTTTAGTGGTGCTATTGGTGCAGTTATAGCTCCATTTATGGATATTTTAAGACCATCCAGAAAAGAAGAAAACATAAATAATGTTCGCATTTACGGAGAAGTAGGTTCATCAGTTCCACAAAGTTATGTAATAAATATGAACGATACTACATCAACAACCGTGAAAGAGACTACCTTATATTCTCCAAAATTTAACATAAACAACCAAAAAGAGGGCATTTATGTGAATAATAATACAGATTTAGAAGCAACTCAACGTGATACTACAAATTGTAGTTATATTGGTTCATCAGGTGGTCATGGAACACAATATGGTGACATGAGTTATGAAAGTGCTTATAAGCAACATAACAATGATATTAAATCTTCAACAATAAATAACAGACCAAATCAAGGTGGAACGCAAGTTTTTAACCAACAAATGAATGTGAATATCGCTCGTCAAGATTCAGATAGGTTTAACTATAGAGTAAATGCTCCTGCATCAGTTGTATCGAAACCTCCATCATTAACTACATACGGAAAAACACATTCTGGACAACAATATAATGAATCACATGGTTGTGAAAGAATAGATGGCGATTTATTACAAGCTTTCAAAAAAAACCCTTATACACATTCATTAACATCTTCAGTGTAAAATTAAACCGACGAAGATTTTAAACGGCAAAGATGTGCCGTATTGAAATATTCAAGGGTATAAAGATGTGTATATATATTTTATTAATTTATTTGTAATAAAATATAAAAAGAATTGTTGAATATTAAATAATGAAATTAGATTTACATAAAAAAATAAGAGATAAATTGGAATACTTTCGTAATATACATAAAATTCCAAATATTATTTTTCATGGTCCAACAGGTTGTGGAAAAAGAACAATTGTGAATGAATTTATAAATAATATATATGATAATGACAAGGATAAAATTAGGTCCTTAGTGATGTATGTAAATTGTGCTCATGGTAAAGGTATTAAATTTATAAGAGATGAATTGAAATTTTTCGCAAAAACGCATATTAATTCAAAAGGCGGTGACATTTTCAAAAGTATAATCTTATTGAATGCGGATAAATTAACAATGGATGCACAATCAGCTTTACGTAGATGTATTGAATTATTTAGTCATAATACAAGATTTTTTATTATTATTGAGGATAAATATAAATTATTAAAACCAATTTTATCACGATTTTGTGAGATATATGTATCAGAACCTATTCATAATGGTGAAGTAATAAATTTATATAAATATAATTTGAATGAAACATTCAAAATGAATAATATAACAAATCATAGACAAGATTTATTAAAAAAAGAATTATTGAAGAACATTTATGAGAATATAAACTTATTAACTTTAATGAATTTTTCAACAAAATTATATGAGAAAGGATATAGTGGTATAGATATAATATCTTTGCTTGAAAAACCCTCGTTTTTAGAAGATAAAATAACAACTACCAAAAGATATGAATTATTAATAGCTTTTAATAAAGTAAGGAATGAGTTTAGAAATGAAAAATTGTGTATATTGTTCATTATGAATTTTATTTTTTTAAAAAATGATATATCTTTAGAAAATATTAGTTTTATGTAATTAGTTATAATTATGTATTTAGTTAGAATTATGTAATTAGTTATAATTATGTATTTAGTTAGAATTATGTAATTAGTTAGAATTAATTTATTAAAAAATATATATAAAATAATTATGGATGATTTTAATGTTAGTTCGCTTTACGAAAGTAGATCGGAATGGGCTTCACGGTTAGTAACTATTTTAACGCCTTTAATAGTAGACGGTTATAAATCTATTTTAGAAGAAGCAGTAAAGTTATGTAAAGAAAATAATGAAACTGAAAAATATCTAATGACATTCCAAAATTTTATATCAAGAGTTCCAAGATGGAATTCTACTATAATTGAAAATGAGAGGAAAAGAATATGTGAAAAATCCGGTTGTATTTATTTAGAGGATCTTGTAACATGTATTCATATAATTCAATTAAAACTTCTCACAGCTATGCGTGTAGGTAATAAACAAAAGAAAATTGATATTAATATTCCAAAATTAGATGATTTTATTCATAAAATATATATAAATGTAGCAAGAAAGATTTATAAGTGTGTTTATTTATTTGAAATTAATATAACTTCATTACAAATACAAAAACATAATAGAGAATTAGAAATAATTGTTCAAGAATGTATAATGAATACATTGAGAGAAAGTATTCCGGTTGAATCAATTTTGAAAGCGTATATGGATGAAACTGTTGAAGAAGATGTTGTTGAAGAAATCAAAGAACAATATATTGATGAACCTTTGAATACAGTTAAAAATGATGATGAACCTTTGAACACAGTTAAAAATGATGATGTACCTTTGAATACAATTAAAAATGATGATGTAAAGTCCTCCTTAACCTTTAATGATTATGATTATACACAAGATGAAAACAAAAATGAAATTAGTATTAGTGCCCCAAAGACATTAGAACGTTTAGCTGAAATTACAGAAATTAGAACAAATCAGAGAAAATTAGAGTCAGAAGAAGATGATTATGATGATTCTTCAAAAATAAAAATAACTGATCAAGATGTAGAATTAGGTTCTTTAGATGTCCATAATATAAATGAACCAGAAATTAATTTATTACCAGATTTATTAATTGACGAAATAGAAATATTAGATTAAAAAAATTGCGTAAAATACTTAATAAGAATGTGATCAAGTATTTTAAATGGATAATATCTTTATTATAGGTATAGTTATATCATTTATTTTTTTATTATTCAAATTTATAGAAATGAGATTTGTGGATAAAGAGAGCAAACCTGTTAAATATTTAGTTAAAGATTCGTTGGTTGTCTATTTTAGTGTAATAACTGGTTATTTTATTATTAACCAATTAAAACCAATAATTCAGTCAAATGGTGTAACGCAAGTTTTTACAGAAAATCCAGATTTCTAATTTATTTATCGTCCTGTCCAAACTTTTATAATATAGTTAGGTAATTTCATTTGTTCTTTGTCTTTTTCGTACTCGTTATATGAATACCCATATTTACGATTTGTAAATATACTACCTAATAATGATTTTGTTTTTAATAATTGTTTATATTCAATTGAAAATATAATTCCAAATATACGCTCTGAAGCACATCTATGCTCTCTTGTTTGTACATGTTCCAGAAGGTTAAATATGTTGTATTTTACCTCCAATAATTGTAAAAATTCAAAATTTATAAAGCTTTGGACTCCAAAGCATCCAACCCATTCACTATCAGTATTTGTAATAAAATCATGTTTATGAACATTTTGTTTATGAACATTTTGTTTAAAATTCAATTTTTTGGTAATATCATAATTATTTTTTAATGTTTTTGTCAGAATTAATGCTGTATCGTGATGATGTTTATCATGTTCAAAATGCCATAATGGTAATACTGAAACACCAATAAGTTGTTCAATGTTAATCCTTTTATGTATAAATATACTATCGTGAATTATTAAAGCATTATCAAAGAAATGTTTTTTATAGAAATAATAATATGGTAATAACTCTCCGCGTCCATGATATTCAGATTGTATGACTTCAATATTATGATGATCTTCAAATGCTTTTATAAAATATTGATTACTATTATCATCAATAATAATAATTTTTTTATTAGGATAGAACTTTCTGATACAGCTAACACATGTGTTCCAATATTTATTTGTTTTATCACATTTTACATGTCGTGTAATTATAAATCCATAGTTATCCATACCGTAATAATATATATATATAAATTTAATATTTTCTAAACTAATGTAACCATTTTATCGATATTTATAATATTTCCTGATATTTCTTCACTTTTGCAAATAAATGATTTGAATTCATTTCTTTCTAATTGAGATTGTGGTGTATGATTATGAACACATCTTGCTATCATTTTATATAATTTAAAATCTGGGTATCTTTCGACTCCGTTTTTTTTATAAAGTAAATTGACACCGTTATCGTCAAGACACCATTCTGAAATTAATCGTTTAATTGGATCAGTAATATCCAACTGATTATTTTCATCGTTTTCATCTACTAAATAATCAAAAATGGAACATGCCAGTCTACATAAATCAAAACTATAATTAGGTTCTAATCGTGGTTTGTTCTCATTGAAATATGGTTCAGTATTATATTGTGTTGATGCATCGCCTCCATTTTTGAAACTATCACTACAAAATAATTGTCCGTTAAATTTATAAATACTTCTTCCAAAATCAATTATTTTGAATATTCTACCAAATGTGGGTACTTTGTAATATTTATTTTTATAAACATAATTTATGTATTTTATAGTGGTAGTATTGTACATTACATTATTTGTATGAAGGTCATTATGTGTGAAAGAAAATATTTTCTGATATGTAATTAATATCATTATAATTTGCATTAATGCTGAATACCATTCTTCTGTATTCAGTTTATTATTTAAAATAATATCATCAAATGTATTTTCGCAATATTCCATACATATTACTTGCACGGGAAATTTGGGTATTATGACATCTATTGTTTCATCGCCTAAATCACTTATTGAACCATCATCATTACTCCATTCATCGTCGCCACTATTTTCGTCGCCGCTATTTTCGTCGCCGCTATTTTCGTCTCCACTATTTTCGTCGCCGCTATTTTCGTCGCCACTATTTTCGTCGCCACTATTTTCGTCTCCACTATTGTCTTCGACACTATTCAATGTTGATGTATGAGAAGTTCTTGAAGAACATGTAGAATCGGTTTTAAGTGTTTTAACTGTTGTAACAGATGAATTGTCATTGTAGGGTAATATTGATATTTCGTCCAATTCAAAAATATTATTTTTCTCTTCTTCAAAAATATTATCGTATATTTCGTTATTTAATTCTTCTATAGATAAAATAGATTTAACTGTTGAATTATGTTGTATATTTAATGGTTTCAATTTAATTTTATTGTCATTTATAATATGGTCAAAATTCTCAATATCAAATAAAACATTTCTATTATTGTTAAAAAATGTGGATTTTATTAAATCTTCAAGATCATCAATAACATTTAATTTAAAATTATTTTTAATAGATAAAAATGAACCATAATAATCAACCCCATGTATAAAGTCATATTCATAAATCAATTTACTTGTTAAAAACGAGAAAAACCCATCTATATAACCCGAATTATTTACGTCCGTAAATTTATCACTTGTAGATTTATCATTTGTAGATTTATCTTCATTTAAAGATGGCAGTTTAAATACTGTTTGTTCATTAATATTGTATTTACCAATTAAATATTTATACGGGTCTATCAAAGGGGCGGTTTTAAAGAAAACTTGTTTTTCCTTACTCTTTTGATTATTAATATTTTTTATTTTACAATAAAACAAGTTTGTATTATCAGTATCTTTGCGATTAATATTTGTTATATACCATTTATGGCTTAAATTTATATTATTATAATTTGTTTCGTTTAGGGAAAAAAATCGCCTATATGTTGGTATATAATTTTGTGTATTAGAGAGAAACAACATATCCGGTTCTTCTAAAGTTTTGAATAGTTCAATATTCTTCCTTTTTTGATAATCTATTTGAATCACCATTAGCTACTTATAATATAAATTCTATATAGTTTTAACTCATTTACAAATAAATTGTAAAATTGCGTATTATAATAATAAAAAATAGACAATATAGTATTAATGACGTTAGAATTGAAAAAATTTAATATGAAAAATATTAGTTTCAAAGCAGATGAAGCAAAAGGTCCTGTCGTTGTTTTGATTGGTAGACGAGATACAGGTAAGAGTTTTTTAGTTAGAGACTTACTTTTTTACCATCAAGAAATACCTATTGGTACTGTAATATCAGGAACAGAAGAAGGTAATGGGTTTTATGGTAAAATGGTTCCAAAATTATTTATACATAATGAATATAATACAGCTATCGTTGAAAATATTTTGAAGCGTCAAAGTACAGTTTTGAAACAAATAAGAAAAGAAATGGAGGCTTACAAACGTTCTACAATTGATGCAAGAACATTCGTCATTTTAGATGATTGTTTATATGACAATACATGGGCAAAAGACAAAATGATGCGTTTGTTGTTTATGAATGGTCGTCATTGGAAGGTTCTTTTGATAATAACTATGCAATACCCATTAGGTGTCCCTCCAAATCTACGTTCTCAAATAGATTATGTATTTATCTTACGTGATAATTATATTTCAAATAGAAAAAGAATTTATGAAAATTATGCGGGTATGTTCCCCACTTTTGAAGCTTTTTGTCAAATCATGGATCAATGTACAGAGAATTACGAATGTTTAGTTATATATAATAATGCTAAATCCAATAAATTAATTGACCAAGTGTTCTGGTATAAAGCTGATAATCATAATGACTTTAAATTAGGCTCAAAAGAGTTTTGGGAATTGTCTAAAAGTTATAATTCAGATGATGAAGAAGAAAAATATGACCCAAATCATGATAGAAAAAAAGGTTCTGGTCAAAAAATCAAAGTTAAAAAAAATAAATGGTAGTTCACAATTCCGATCAATTCCGCACAATTCCGCTTTCAACGTCTTACTCTGTTGAAAAGAGTCGGGTGTTTTTGCTACGCAAAAAATATTAATACTCTTCACTCAAAAAAGAATTATATAATTTACTTTTGAGAGAAAAAAGAATAGTTGAACCAATAATATACTTTATCTATAAAAATCATTGAAACAAAAAGTAAATTATATAAATCTTCTCTCAAAAACATTTATATAATTTACTTTTGAGAGAAAAAAGAATAGTTGAACCAATAATTTACTTTATCTATAAAAATCATTGAAACAAAAGTAAATTATATAAATCTTCTCTCAAAAACATTTATATAATTTACTTTTGAGAGAAAAAAGAATATTTGAAACAATAATTTACTTTATCTATAAAAATCATTGAAACAAAAGTAAATTATATAAATCTTCTCTCAAAAACATTTATATAATTTACTTTTGAGAGAAAAAAGAATATTTGAAACAATAATTTACTTTATCTATAAAAATCATTGAAACAAAAGTAAATTATATAAATCTTCTCTCAAAAACATTTATATAATTTACTTTTGAGAGAAAAAAGAATAGTTGAACCAATAAT